GACCGAGTAGTATTAATCTCTACACACATGTTCACCATCTCAAACGGAGACCAGTGTTGATGCTCGATTAGATACCTAATGAGTCGTGGTGCTGTCTCCGTGTTGTTTTGGTTAGAGGGGTTAGACACCCTTGCCATGTAGCTGATGAGTTCTTCAGCGTTAGGGGTGATGTGGATAAGGGATGCTGTATGCATTAGTGGTGGTCTTGTTCGTAATAAGCAGAAATAACACGATCATCCCAAGCTGTTGGGATATCACGTTTCCTGATACTTACCGGATATTGAGAATCTCGATAATCATCACTGTTGGCTTTGATTTCATTAAAGGTCTTTGGATGACGATGTGGATACTTCCAGTAAGTAGTTCTACGATGTGTTCTAGACATGGTAGTAGTGACTGAATTTTATGTTACAAGAAAGGGATCTACATCATACGGATGGCCATTAAGGGGCCATTCAGATGATCTGTATCCATTCTCCTCTAACCCCATAGTTGTGAGCTTCTACAGTTAATTAAGAGATGTCCAATCACCCGCTCACTTCGTTCGCTGAGGACATCTACTAATTGTGTCTTTAGTTGTTTTGTGTCATTTTGAGTTTAGTACTCACAGAATGTCCATCCCCAGGGACATTGATAGAGGGGAGCTAGTTGTGTCTCACGTTAGTGGGACATCGACTAGCTCCTCCCCCATCCCCTGTATTAGTGCCCCGTCGGTCAGAACCCTTGGTATGACTTGTATCTCATTTTAGACCCATGTGGGAATACCTTTGCCGGTTTTGGCTCCTCTAGCAGCTCTACGTTGGTCAAGGTCAAAGCCCATCACAAGGTGGTCTGTGGCGCTCTGAGGGTCATCCATGAAGGTTTCCAGTAGATCTACCCAGTCTTCTTGTCGACGGGCCTTCACGGCCTCGTAGGCGCTGATAGAGAGGGCATCTGTGAAGTACTTCACCCCTTGAGCTAGGGAGTCAAGGCGGTCATCATGCTTTACGGCACCTTTTTCCCGACACATGCGGGACATCTGGTAGAAGAGCATGTATAGGAGACGGTCTTCGGGTGGGGCTTCCTTATTCGAGTTGTAGTCCCATTCCACCACTGACCGATCAACAATAAGGCGATGTTGATTAAGAACAGGCTCAAGGGTATCAATAATACGGTCTTCTTTTCTGACATTAGCCCGCACCTCTTCTACGTCTATTGCTTGTTTGGTTTGGATAAGGTGTTTTTTGAACAGTTCTGCGACAAGTCCATCACCGAAGTTTGTTTCGACAACAAGTTTGGTAACGTTATAGCGCTTACACCCACGAAGGATGTCAAGAAGTGTGTTATCGCTATAACCGTCGCGATACGCTCGTACTTCGTGAACGTAGAGAAAGCCATTACGTTGGGAGATATAGGTAGCTGCTGTCTCATCCGTACCCCTACCAGAGGGGTCTACGGAGCAGATGGTTTCAGTGTATGGACCCCATTCACCTTGTAGTTGCATCGGTGAGTAGAAGTAATCTCCAGGTAGACCAACGGTGGGAAGATCCTTAAGGATGTTACGGGGATCGCTGCACCACACCACGGCATCAGGAGCTTGTGTGGGGTTAACAGAAGTGATGACGAGATCGGAGAATTTGAGGGGGAACTTCTCAGCATCACTCAGGGTTGTATCAAGTTGGAACTGAAGCATGAAGTTGCTTCGTCCCATTGCTGCTTCACGCTCTAGCAGGTCATCAGAGGTGAATCGGTCAGGGTCTGTTGGTGCCCACTCTTCAGCTCCCATCTCGATGTCTTCGACGATCTGGGGTGCTAGGAGGTTCTCGTATTGAGAGAGTTTGTCTTTACGTGGGTAACGTGCGGGCCAGACAAAGGGACGGTAGTTACGCTCAGCAAGCTTGCGGTAGATGGTGAAGGTTGTCTGAGGAGTACCAAGGTACATAATCCGACTGTCCTTCTTAGGAGTAAGGATGGACTCTGCCTCAGTACAGAGTTGAAGGAGCTTCTCTCGCATCATCTCGGTCATCGAGTTACCAGGAACTTCGATGTCATCGAGAATCATCAGGTCCGCCCTGGATCCGGTTAGCTGGCCGGTGATACCAACACTCTTGACGGATGGTGCTTGGTGAGGACTGCAGTTCACATCAAAGCTGATCCGAGACCACCTAGCGTCATCCGACTTCGGTCTGAGATGACTCAGCCAGGGGGTTTCAATGATGAGCTTTTGAAGGAAGATTGACATGTTATCTGCCCGCTCTTTGGAGGCGGAGATAATCATGATTTTCTTTTCTGGGTTGTTGAACAGTGTCCACAACACAAAGGCACCTGTGATCCAGCTTTTGCCGACTCCTCGGAAGGCTTGGATCTGCAGTCGCTTGGGGCCGTGTTGAAGGTAGTCAGCGATGGCGTATTGTGCTCGTGTTGGGGAGGGAAGATCAAGCTGTTGCCATAGGGCCTGTAGGAATAGCTTGAAATCGCCCCGTAAGGCGCTTAGAATATCGTTCACGGTAGATTGTACCTAAATAAGAAAAGAGAGGCCTCAGGGACGCTTGTAGAGGCCTCTCACAGCGGATTAGTAGTTCTTATTACCGTCCCAACCAGCTTTAGATGCACCAGACTTACGCTTCTTCATCTCATCCAGGAGTTTCTTAGCTTCCTTTTGGATGGCTTGACCGTCGTACTTAGAAGAGGAGTACTTCTCTGCCCAAATGCGACGACCTTCCTCTGCGGAGCCTTTGAAGCGGGGCTTAGCAGGAGTCTGGGAACGCGGTGCAGATGCAGGAACCTTACCAGCAGGACGGGGAGTGCGAGCAGGCGAAGTATTACTGCCTGTAGGACGCGGCTTAGCAGCAGGCATCTTGTCACGAAGTGCCTTATGCCGTGCATCACGCTTAGCTTTGTAGTCAGCAACCATTTGAGGTGTTTGCTGAGGGCCTTGCTGTTGGGGCTTAGCCGCTGGTTTCATGTCATTAGAACGCGGCTTATTGCCAGAGCCTTGACCACGGCGCTTGGTGGAGTTGGGCTTTTGGTTCATGCCCATACGCTCTTTGTAGGCATCCCAACGCTTGTTTTGACGACCGACACGCAGTACGTCACCGATTTGGTTGGCAATAGCAAGTGGTGTGAGGGCTTTACCGATAAGGCCCGCCTTAGCAACCTTAGAAGCAGCACGTGCAGCGCCACTACCAGTTCGAGCTAAGGCACCACCGCGAGAAGGTGTACGGCCACGCTTAGGAAGACCCTCAGCAAGCTGACGTGCCTGCTTACCAGTAGTACCGTTAGGATTGCGGATAGGAGGTGCGCTGCGCGGCGGCTTAGCCTTCACGTCAATAGTGGGACCAGCCTTTTCAAGTGAGCCACCACGACGACCACGGGGAAGCGAGCGTTGACCACCAAGGGGTCCACGGCCTTGAGTAGCAACTGCACCACCTTTAGGAGTAGATGCTTTACGTTGGCGACTGGTTACGGCTGAGCTAGAACGCTTAGCGATACCGCCACCAGCGCCAGCAGTACGAGTGCCAGAGCCCTTGGTGCCCTTTGCTGCCTTGTCCAGTTTGTCCATAGCCTTACCACGGCGGACAAAACCTTCCATACCACGAGCAATGACTCGTTGTTGGTTAGCTGCCTGAGCTTTGGCAGTAGTAGTACGTTGGCCACGTGCTTGGCGGGTGTTAGCAGAAGTACCACCCTTAGAGGGGAGCTGTTTAGAAGAGCGGTCTTTACGCTCTTGCTGCATCTTACGGAGCGCACGTTGACGCTGCAGCATTGTGGGCTTTTTAGGTTTCTTAGGAGCCATTGTTAATTAATCCAAGATAGAATGAGCTGTTCTTTTTGTGGGTTCTCACCGAATGTGGCTCTCATCCATTGGAGCCAGTTTTGACTTCCCTTTGCCTGATTACACTGTCTACAACTGGGTACAAGGTTGTTAGTAAGGTCTTGCCCTCCAAAGGTTTTAGGTCGGACGTGATCAAGTGTAAGTTCATTAGCTTCATAGGTCTCTCCGCAATAGACGCACTTACAATCAAAGTGCTCCTTAATCGCACGCCTCCAAAGGCGCTTTGCTTCAGGGCTTGTCATTGTTATAAGGTTTTGGAGATAGTGATCAGGCGAGGGAAACAAGGGAGTCATTACCGCATTTTGTTAGTCTTACGAGCGCCTTTGGCACGGTTTGCACGGCGAGGAACGATCTTTAGGTTCTCTCGTGAGTTATTCATTGGGTTACCGTCTTTATGGTCCACTTCATGACCTTTAGGTATCTTCCCAAGGGAACGTCTTGCTCGTGCTCGACTAGCGTCTTTATCCTTATTTTTACGGCGGTATGCCTTTAGATATTCAGCACGAGCCCTATACTCGGCTTTCCAGTCTCGTGCCATTGAGACGACTCCTTACTAGGTCTGGATCAATCTTCGGTAGGATCGAGGAGAGTTGATCAAGAGGGGAACCTTCAACAGCTACACCACTGATGTCATTACGGTGGAGCCAATCACAAGCTGCCTTTAAATCAGCAGTAGTGGCCTCACCAGATTTAATACGAGACAGAAGTTCCTGAGTTACAATGTTATGTAGCTCATTGAACATATCTTCTGTAGCTTTTTTCTTAGCCATTGTTCATTAGCATCTGATCTAGTTTGGTTTCGATGCGAACCATATGGTCTTCCATCTTTGCGAAGGCCTTTTCAAAGTCTTCCTTGTAGACATAATGCCGAGCCATTGTCAGCTCAGCAGTATCAATGCGACGATCTACGGATTCAATACGTCCGTTCACTTCATCAATACGCTTATGAAGACGATTAGTAACGGCTGCAAGTCCTGTAACAACTGCTAAGGCAGCAGCAACGGCGGCTTCAATCATGTTGCTCCATCAGTCGAATCAACTTCTGTGAGTAGATGGGATCAGTTGCATAACCTTCTTTCTTGAGGAGATATGCACAGTCTTCACGAGAGGTGGCTCGATTGACGCCCTTATAACCTTTGTAGTCCTTGTACCATTGGGTGACAAGGTGATTCACACAGTCGTATGGGGTAGCAAAGTCTTTGAAGGAAGCTTTGATGGTCACGGGACCATTGCCGTAGTCTTCCCAAGTAGTCTTGACAGTACCTGGAGTACCTTTGATACCAAAGAAGTTATTCTTACCGCTAAGGGCAGTACCAAATGCAGACTCAAGTGCCCATTGAGCAGCAACAACCTCTGGGAACTTAGCTCCAGCAGCTCGTGCAGCAGCTTCGATACCATCCCAGGTATTAGTAAAATGTTGGGGTTCTGGAGGAGCAGGACGACGCCAGATCTTGACCCACTCCGCTTCATCAGAAAGACCATAACTACCCAGGAGATGTTCCAGAGCAGTTATGGCC